GGCTCAAGTATCTGTCAATATAGAAGAAGCTAAAAGTGTTAATCTTTTTGTATCTGGATGGCGTCCAGCAGTAGGTTGGATTTGTGCTAGTGCATTAGGATATTCTGCTATTTTAGAACCTATTATGCGATTTGTATCTAAAGTAGGATTTGAATATTCTGGTGAATTTCCTGTTATTGATACATTTCTAACTTTACAAGTTCTCACTGGAATATTAGGTCTTGGATATTTACGTAGTAATGATAAAAAGAATGGAGTAGCATAATGGCTAGTAATGATAAAGCAAAAGAGGCATCAGATTGGTTTGGTGGATTTCTTGGTAAAGCAGTAAAAGATATTAAATCTCGTCCTGATAAATTAAAACAAGCAGAAGATGAAGCAATGGGCGTAAGTGGAGATACTCAATCTGCTAGTGGTAAAGGTCGTCCTGAACAAAGTAAGAAATGGATTGAATAAGTATGATTGATAATTGGCTTGAGCAAGCAGAAAAGAAAATTAAGCATATGCCTGAAGAGGCAAAACAGATTAGAGAAAATGCTATTAGTGATCTTTTCTATTTTGCCAAGCTCGTTAATCCAGGTTATATGTATGGAGATGTCCATAAAGAAATCTTCAAATGGATGCAAGATTATACATTATTTGGTATGGGAGAATCCTTAACCAGTAATAAACTTATTATGCTTCCACGAGCACATTTAAAGAGTCATATGGTGGCTACTTGGTGTGCTTGGATGATTACTAGGCATCCTGAAATAACTATGTTATATGTTTCGGCAACAGCAGAACTTGCACAAACACAACTCTATGCTATTAAGAATATTCTTGGTTCTAATGTTTATCGAAGATATTTTCCTGAATATGTGAATCCTCAAGAGGGACTTCGTGAAAAATGGAGTGTAGAGAAGCTTTGTATAGACCATAAACAACGTAAGATAGAAGGTATTCGTGATGCTACGATTGCTACAGCAGGTCTTACTACAAATACTACTGGATGGCATGCTGATATTGTTGTAGCAGATGACTTAGTTGTTCCTGAAAATGCCTATACAGAAGAAGGTCGGGAGAATGTGAGTAGAAAATCCTCACAATTTACTTCTATTCGTAATTCTGGTGGATTTACTATGGCTTGTGGTACTCGTTATCATCCTAATGATATTTACGCTGTATGGAAATTACAAGAATATGATATTTTTAATGAAGATAATGAAGTAGTTGATAGAAAACCAGTTTGGGATATTAAAGAATTCGTTGTAGAGATGGATGGTATTTTTATTTGGCCTAAAGCAATACGTTCAGATGGAAAGCAGTTTGGCTTTGATAACAATGTTCTCGCACGTATTAGGGCTGAATACTCTGATAAGATTCAATTCTACGCACAATATTATAATAATCCTAATGATCCTGGATCAAATCGGATTAATCGAGATAAATTTCAATATTATGATAAGAAATATCTTCAATTAAAAGATAATGGTTGGCACTTTAAGAGTAAAAAACTTAATGTCTATGCAGGTATTGACTTTGCTTTTTCTCTACATAAGAAGAGTGACTATACAGCAATTGTTGTAGTTGGTATTGATTCTGATGGATATATTTATTTATTAGATATTGACAGATTTAAATCTGATAAGATTAATGAATATTTTGAGCATATTAAATCTCTTTTAGTTAAATGGGAATTTAGAAAATTAAGAGCAGAAGTAACAGTAGCTCAACAAATTATTGTTGGTGATCTAAAGGATAGATTGCGTCAAGAAGGGCTTAGACTCTCTATTGATGAGCATAGGCCAACCCGTAATGAAGGAACGAAGGAAGAGCGTATAGCAGCAGCTCTAGAGCATAGATATGATAATCAAGATATATGGCATTTTAAAGGTGGATACATTGATGTATTGGAAGAAGAACTTATTCTTTCTAAACCACCACATGATGACGTAAAAGATTGTCTAGCATCTGTTGTAGAAATTGCTGTTAAACCAAAATCATCTAGGAGTTATGATGATTCATATAAAAATGTAGTCCAATTTAATAGTCGTTTTGGCGGCTTGGCATTCAGGGGATAATATGAGCCGTAAGGCATTAGAAATTAATCAGCTTTTTGGTAGAGATGCTGAAGCAAAATTTATAGCAATGACTTGGGATAATTACAATTCACAACGATTCCCAAAAATTGCTGAATGGAAAGAATTACGCAATTATATATTTGCAACTGATACTACGAAGACTACTAATAATCGACTTCCTTGGAAGAATAGCACTACTCTCCCAAAACTCTGTCAGATTCGTGATAATCTACATTCTAATTATCTATCTGCTCTTTTTCCAAATGATGAGTGGCTTAAATGGGAAGCATACACTAAAGAAGATGCTTTTAAAGCTAAGGTAGTTGCTATTGAAGCTTATATGTCTAATAAGACTCGTGAGAGTAATTTTAGAACTGAAATGAGTAAACTTTTATATGACTATATTGATTATGGAAATGCTTTTGTTACAGTAGATTTTCTATCTTCTTATCGGGAAGATGAAGAAGGTAATAAAAATATTGATTATATTGGTCCAGTAGCTAGACGTATTTCACCATTAGATATTGTATTTAATCCTATTGCTTCTACTTTTAAAGAAAGTTATAAGATTATACGTAGTTTAAAAACAGTTGGTGAATTACAAGGTATGGCAAAGGATGAACCAGATAATAAATATCTTGAAAAAGCTTTAATTAATCGTGATAAAGTTTTAACTTATGCTAATTCTTATGGTATTGATGATTTAGATAAGTCTGAAGGATTTCTTATTGATGGATTTGGTAACTATAATGAGTATCTCCAAAGTGGTTGTGTAGAAATTCTTGAATTTTTTGGTGATATATATAATCAATCCACTAAAGAACTTGAACAAAATGTAATAATTACTGTGATTGATCGTGCTTGGGTTATCCGTAAAACTAAGATTCCTTCATGGCTTGGACATTCTCCAATTTATCATGTAGGTTGGCGTATGCGTCCAGATAATCTTTGGGCTATGGGCCCATTAGATAATCTTGTAGGTCTTCAATATCGCTTAGATCACCTTGAGAATCTTAAAGCTGATGCAATGGATTTAGCTGTAGCTCCCCCTCTTGTTATAGCTGGAGAAGTTGAAGAATTTGAATATAAACCATTTGGTGAAATTCATATTGATGAGAATGGATCAATTCAAGAGCTAGGTAAGAATGCACAATGGGTTATTCAAGCTAATAATGAGATACAATACATTTTAGCTTTAATGGAACAATTTGCTGGTGCTCCTTCTGAGGCTATGGGTGTTCGTACTCCGGGGGAGAAGACAGCATTTGAAGTACAACAATTACAGAATGCTGCTGGTCGTATCTTCCAAGAAAAGATCACTACATTTGAAATAGAACTTCTTGAACCAATTCTAAATGCTATGTTAGAAACTGCAAGACGTAACATGGATAGTGGTGATGTTGTACGGATTATGAATGATGATATTGGTGTTCAACAATTCATTAGTATTACTAAAGAAGATATTATAGCTTCTGGTAAACTTCGTCCTATTGGTGCTAGACATTTTGCTGCTCAAGCACAGCTTATGCAGAATCTACAAGGTGTTATGAACGGGCCTATGGCACAAATGCTTGCTCCTCATACATCTTCTAAGAATCTTGCTAAACTAATTGAGGATGTTATGGGGCTTCAACGTTATCAATTATTTAGTCCTAATGTTGCTATTTTTGAACAACAAGAAACACAACGACTGCTTGGACAAGCTCAAGAGGATTTAGAAGTAGAGCAATCTGGTCCAGTAGCACCTATGGGGTAATATGAAAGTAAGTTGGACTAAGGGTTTAAGCCCAGCTAAGAAGGAAGAAATACGTAAGTCCTTCTTAGCCTGTGCAGATGTGAGAGAACGTCTTTCTTATCTTATTAAAGAAAAGATTACTACTGCACGTAAAGAGAGTATTAGTAAAGAAGGATACGAAACAAATAATTGGGCCTATAAACAAGCCGATATTTGTGGATATGAAAGAGCATTAGAAGAAATAATTAGTATTATTTCATAAAGCTTGTAGTATTTTTTCTTTATTAGAGATATATAATAGTATTAGTAGTTAATTAGTATATAAATATTTATAGGATTATAAGCATACCAATGCCAGATACAAACATTTTTAATACAGATCAGACAACTGATCTACAGAAACAAACGCAAAATAGTTCAGATACTTCCTTTACTGACCTGTTAGGATCAATTAAGAACGAACGCGGAGAGCCTAAATATAAAGACGTACAGACAGCCCTTGATGCATTGAAGCATTCTCAAACATTTATTCCTCAGCTCAAAACTGAAAAAGAGCAACTTGAGATTGAATTAGCTAATATGAAAAAGGAAGTGGAACGTCTAAAGACAGTTGAAGATACTGTCACGAGGCTAACATCTTCACAGCCACAACAGACTCCACAACAGTCAAATGGGCTTAGTGCGGATGATGTAGCAAATCTAGTTTCACAGACACTCTCACGTAAAGAGACTGAAGCCGTACAAAAGGCCAATCTTAATACTGTTGTGTCACAACTTCAGGAAGTCTTTGGTAAAGACGCTGAAACGAATTTCTATTCAAAAGCAAAAGAACTAGGTATGAGCATTGAAGAGATGAATACTCTCGCTGCGAAATCCCCACAAGCTGTGTTTAAGATTCTAGGTATTGAGAAGAAGCAAGGACAGGGGAATCCTCAGTCGATCTCAACTAAATCAAGTCTTAACACAGATGGTTATCAACCACAAAATGAATCATTTGTAAGTAGGAATAAGAAGCCTGTAATTCTTGGAGCAACTACAGAAGAGTTGAATACAGAACGTCAGAATTCTGTCAGTCTTGTTGAGGAACTTCATAGTCAAGGACTCTCCACTTATGATTTAACTGATCCAAAAGCTTATTATAAGTTTTTCGGTAAAAACTAACAATTAAATAAAGGAAATAAATTGGCTCAAAACCGTGCAAATAGCACCGCCTTCATTGAAGCAGAACAGTATTCTGCGTTTATTCTTCGGAATCTTCATGATGGTATGCTCCCCGGTAACTTCTTCCGTAATGTCTCAGACTTCGGTAGTGGTACCACGTTAAATATTAAAACTATTGGTTCTGTTACTATTCAAGATGGTGCTGAAGAAGTTCCGTTTGAGTATAGTCCGATTGAGTCTGGTACGATCACCATGCAGATTACTGATTACGTCGGTGATGCTTGGTACGTTACGGATGAACTTCGTGAAGATGGTGCTCAAGTAGAAGCTCTTATGGCAGGTCGTTCTAGTGAATCGACTCGTGCTATTCAAGAGACGTTTGAATCTCGCTTCTTGGCGAAATGTAATAGTTTGCAAACTAATGCAAATGCTAATGCTGTGAATGGCTTTGCTCACCGTATTTCTTCAACTGTTGCTACAGTAGGTTCTGAGAATACGCTGGCTCTGTCAGATTTGATTAAGATGAAGCTGGCCTTTGATAAGGCTAATGTTCCTACCTCTGGTCGGATTGCTATTCTTGATCCTGTTACTGCTGCTACTCTTGATGGTCTTGTGAGTATTGGTAAGGATGTTACTCCGTTTGCACAACGTATTCTTGAGAATGGTTTTGATCGTGATCATGAATTCTTGATGAATCTGTATGGCTGGAACATCATCACTTCTAATCGTTTGCCTAAGGGTACGTTTAGTGATGGTACTACGAGTGTTACTGGTGCTGTTGCAAACGTCTTCATGTGTGTTGCCGATGATAATACGAAGCCTGTTATGGCTGCGTGGCGTCGTATGCCGCGTGTTGAAGGTGAGCGTAATAAAGACCTTCGCCGTGATGAATTTGTTACCTCTGCTCGTTGGGGCTTTGGTGGGCAACGTAAAGATACGCTTGGTATCTACATCACTTCCGCCACTAAAGTTTAAGGAGATAATATATGGGTTTTGAAAATACCGCAGGTCTTGGGGTTAATAACCATTATGGTGTAATGGATACTGGTGGTGCAATTGGTCTTGAAACGACTGATGGTTCTACGCATACGCTTCGTATTGACCTCACTGGTCAGAGTATTGCTGATGCAATTGCTGGCTTTGTTCCACCGATTAGTATTCCTAAGGGTGCTAATTTTGATAGTTATAAGCTTCGTATTGATGAGGCTTTTGTAGTTACGGGTACTACTCCTGCTCTATCTATTGGGTTGGCAGGTTCAGTTGGTACTAACTATATTACGCTGTCCGAAGCAGAGCTTGAAGCAGTTGGTACTAAAGAAGTTACTGCTACTGGTGCTGGTACGATGGCTGTAGCATCTGCCACTGGCCTTACGGCAGCTTCTAAGCTTGGATTTGCATTGACGGGTACTACGCCAGCCATTGCAGCTACGTCAGGTAAGGGTACTTTGATTTGCACTTATACGTGTGTAACTAAGGTGTAACAAACTAGGGGAGGCAGCTTCAAAAGAGCTTCCTCCTCTTTTTTTTTGGAATTTAATAATGACAATCGAACACGTAACTATTACCGATCCACAGATACATGAACCTAAAGGTGTATCTATTGCTGGTGTTAATACTAATTATGTAGCAGACGGTTCTGGTTCAGGAACTTGGCGTAAAACTCTCTCTACTGATTTACAAGGTTTATCAGGAGATAGTGGAGTAACTGATAAATATCTTACTTCTGATGGATCAAATGGTTTTAAATTTATTGTTGGAGTATCTTATGGAGCTATGACTATTACCAACAATGGCATAGTGGCAGCAATGACTGCTGTAGCGGATACTACATTTAATACAGCTTCACAATTCACATTGATGACTGGTGCTAGTTTCCCTTGGGTTGGTGAGAATTTAGCCTCAATGTCTTTTGCCACAGATCGTCTTACTGTCACTGAGACTGGTGTTTATCTTGTAGTTACTTATTTGAGTATAGGGGCTTTTCCTACTGCTTCTGCTCGTATTGCAATGCGATTTAGGCTTAATGGAACCACTTTTGGAACACGTAAACCAATAGTTAAATCAGGAAGTGTTGGAGCAGAATCTCAATTAATCGGGACAGGGCTTATAGCTTTAACAGCAGGGGACTATATACAGAATTATATAGCCAGTGATGCTACAGGTAATGTTCTTATACGTGATGCTAATATTACACTACATAAGGTGAGTTAAATGGGTAAGAGAACTCTCTTAGAGATAGTTCAAGAGGTCTTGAATGATTTAGATAGTGATGAAGTTAATTCAATTAATGATACAGTAGAAGCTTTGCAAATAGCAAATATGGTTCGTAGTTGTTATGAAGAACTATCTACTAATCGTAACTGGCCTCATCAAAAAAGATTGATGCAACTTGATGCCTCTAATTCTTTAGCAAAACCAAACTATTTAAAACTTCCTGAGGCTATTAAAGAATTAATTCTTTTTAAGTATGAGAAAGCTAAGATAGGAGATAATAAATTAAAATATGAGGATGTTAAATTTCTTTATCCAGATGAATTTCTTAGTTTAGTACAGAGTAGGGATAGTTCTAAAACTAATGTAGAAATTATTACTGATTTTGAAGGGACACAACTTCTAATACTGAATGATAAAGCTCCTGAATATTGGACGACTTTTGATGATGTATGGATTGTATGTGATTCGTATAGTAGAGATATTAGTGATACATTACTTAAGAGTAAGACACAAATCATCTGTTATAAACAATTAGAATTTTCTCTTATAGATGATTTTATTCCAGATATCCCTAGTGAAGCTTTTTCACTACTTATTGAAGAAGTAAAGAGTACAGCATTCTTAAATTTGAAACAGATGGCAAATCCTAAAGCAGAACAAAAAGCAGCAAGACAACAACGTTGGTTATCCCGTAAAGCTTGGAAAGCTCATGGCGGTATCCGATATGAATTTTATGGACGAAAAGGTAATAAATAATGGAATACAAGAATTACATAATTAAAGCATCACCAGATTCGCCATCACTCTATAGTGTAGCCACAGCAGGCCAAGGTGGTAAAATTCCAAATATCCTTGATTCTCTATTTACTTCTATTGGGATTGCTAAGGATACAATTGATGCATATCTCATTCAGAAGGAATTGAAGAATGGTAAAGCCAGTAACTAAAGCTGAAATAAGTTCTTTTGTGAAAGGGATTGTTACTGAATACAGTCCTTTAAATTCTCCCGCAGATGCGAGTAGAGATGAGGAGAATTTTGAATTAAATAGAGATGGTACGAGAGATCGTAGACTTGGTTTAGATGTTGAATTTGATTATGTAATTCGTGATTCAGGTCTTACCCCTAATAATATGGTTAATGCTGCCATTTCCTCCTTTAAATGGTTTAATGCTGGAAATATCACATTAAATGAATTTGCTGTTGTACAGTTTGGTAATAAGATTCATGTTTTTGATACAGCAAAGAGTAGTATCTCTCAAGATGGTTTTATTGGATCATTGACACTTTCAGGGGTAGCATTAAATAGTAAAATTTCATATGCTGCGATTGATGGTTATTTAGTTCTAGCAACAGGTAATGATGTTATCTATATTGTATCATATGTATTAGGAGTTCTCTCTTATTCTACGGATAGATTGCTAGTACGTGATTTATGGGGTCTTCCCGGTAATGATAAGAATGATATTAATCTAAGACCAACAGTTCGTACAGATTCACATATTTATAACCTATTTAATCAGGGATGGGGTGTTCCTCGTAAAAATAGTGCAGGTACACTTATTGATCCTGTAGGTTTATTTCATACTACTTATACAAAGTATCCTTCTAATATTGAAGTAGTTTATACAGGATTACAATTTTCCCCTGTAACTTCAGGAACACCCTTTGAAAGAATATATCCTAATCTGTATGATGACCAATTAGGTCTTGATGCACAAGCTGCAAGAGGATATTTTATTATTGATGCCTTGAAAAGAGGTACATCACGTCAGACTGAATTTGATAATAATAAAACTAAATTTCCAGCTTTAACACAAACAGTTACTGTCTTACCTACGGATACAACTACTGGTGGATGTTCTCTCGTTACTGATTTCGCTGGTCGTATATTCTTTAGTGGATTTCAAGGAGAAGTGACAAATGGGGATAGTAATTCCCCAATCTTATCGAGTTATGTATTATTCTCTCAAGTTGTAAAGAATAGTAATAGTATTATTAAATGTTATCAGGAAGGTGATCCAACATCAAGAGAGACTTCAACATTAGTTGATACGGATGGTGGATTCATTCGTATATCAGGTGCTAAACAGATTTATGGTTTAGTAGCTCTATCTACTAGCTTATTTGTATTAGCAGATAATGGTGTATGGGCCTTACAAGGTGGTAGTGATTATGGTTTCTCTGCTACTAATTATTCTGTAAATAAGATTAGTTCCTTTGGTTGTTTTAATAATCATTCTATAGTTACTGTTAATGACCAAGTTTATTTTTGGGGTCCAGAAGGTATTTTTGTACTAGCTAAAAATCAATATGGTGATTGGAATGTAACTAATATTAGTGAAAAGACTATTCAAACCCTTTATGATAATATTGAAGATTTAGATAAGCGAAATAGTATTGGTGTTTACGATCAATTTGATAAAAAAATACGATGGATGTATAATCAAGATAGTGATCGCCCTAATAGGAATGAAGTATTAGAACTTGTAGTTGATGTTGGTTTAGGTTCATTTTCTAAAAATAGATTCTATACATTATCTAATAATACACCTGATATTGTAGGATATGTTCAAACAGCATCATTCTTATCAGGTGATGAAGTATCTAATATAGTTGTCTCAGATGTTAATGCAGTCGTAAATGGTATTGGTGTAACATTGAGTTCCTCGACAAGAACATCTGGTATCCAATCTGTTAAGTATATTACATTAATTGGAACCGTTGGAGCTAATATTGGTTTTACTTTTGCACAATATAAAGATACTTCATTTAGAGATTGGAAAACACTAGATGGTGTAGGTGTAGATGCTAAAGCATATATTCTAACTGGACAGACTACAGCAGGAGATTCAGCTATTGCTAAACAAACTCCATATTTAGTAGTCCATATGAAGAGAACAGAAGATGGAGTTGAATTGTCTGGTACTGATCTAATACCAAGTAGACAATCTAGTTGTTTTATCAGGTCACAATGGGATTGGGCTAACACAATTAATTCTAAAAAGTGGAGTAGCCCATTTCAAGTGTATCGTTATAAACGTCCTCTTTTCATTATTGATATTAATGATCCATATGATAATGGTTTTGAAACAGTAATTACTAAAAATAAATTAAGAGGAAGAGGTAAGGCATTATCTTTATATTTTGAAACTGAAAGTGGAAAAGATTGCCGTATTCTTGGATGGAATCTCTCATTAACAGGAAATAATTTAGCATGATCTTTACGATAACAACAGATATATCTGTGATGAAGAATATCTTAATGGATAATTTTATTTTTGAGAACTCTTCAGATGACTTTTGTACAAAGGATATGGAGTTTACCTCCATCCCTTTTATTGGAGTGACAGTGGAGAATGGTCATAAGCTTCTTGGGTTATTTCTTCTTGATCCCCGTAATACGATACATTATGAGATACATACGTGTCTTTTTAAAGGTTTATCTGCTATAGATGCAATGGATATAATTAAAGAAGGATACGTCTGGTTATTTGGTAATTTTCCAGTCCTTAAACTTTCTACTTATATCCCTACTTTTAATAAACGAGCTATTCGATTTGCTAAATTTGCTGGTATGAAAATAGAAGGAGTATTAACTAATAGTTTTCAAAAGAATAATAAATTATATGACCAAATCATTATGGGAATAAATAAGGAGGTAATATGCCAGCAGTAGCAATAATTGGTGTTCTAGCGAGTGTTGCGGGTGTTGTGCAACAACAACAAGCCCAAGCAGAAGCTAAATCAGATCAAAAGAAAGCGGAAGCAGAACAACGTAAAGCACGAGATGAACAGAAAGCGCAACAAGCGGCACAATCTGCTCAAGAACGTCGGGCACAAATCCGTGAAGAAAGGGTGCGTAGAGCACGTATAGTACAGTCTAGTGAGAATACTGGGGTAGGTACTAGCTCAGGATCTTCTGGAGCCACAGGAGACCTTGCAACTACGTTGGGAGCCAATCTAGGGTATAACATAGGGCAGACAGCAGCTTCAGGACGTATTAGTGATTTGAATCAGAGTGCAGCAGATTTTATGTCCTCCTCACAGAGTCATATTAATACAGCAAATAATTGGGGTCAAGTGGGCAGTATTGGTCAGAGTATTTTTGGAGCAGCAGGTGGCTTTAAGAATTTTACAGGATCATCCACTCCTCAAGTAACCTCATCCGGTATGAATTGGAATCCAGAGAATAAATAATATGAATGATTTACAAGATATTGTAGAAGAAGCACCAATTGATTTAGAAAGCCTTATGGGAGAGATGAAAGACACTCCTCTCCCATTTCCTGAGAATGCTGTAAAGAATAGAGCAGCAATGACTTCTATGCTTTCAGATGATCCAACTAAATTGGTAGATACATACCAAGCTATTCTTGCAGAGAATAATGTTGGTCAGGATATTACTAGGTCTTCTATTATGAACAAAAGGCATGAGGAAGAAAAGCCAAAAGATATTGGTACTATTATGGCAATTCTTGGAGATAATTCTATTCCTTTTGAACAGAAACAGAAAGCTATTGAGAATATTAATAGTGGATGGCAGAAGGATACATCAGTAATTCTTGCTTCTCGTACATTAGCACAAGCTAGTGCTGGTGAGAATATTGAGCAAGAAGATGTACGTATGTCAGGAGCAGATCAATTCCGTCCTCTTTTTGATTATAATCAAGAGAAGCAATCTGTGATGAATAAACATATGCTTACAGCAGAATCTTCTACTACTTCTAAGGTAGTCGATTTCCTTTCCTTCTTACAACCTTTCTCAGCTAATAAGTATGGTGTTTCTACATTGAAACCTATTCTTGAAGAATTAAATCAAAGTATATCTACAGGTAAAGCAGTTCTATTACCGGGAGAAGCTATGATGGATATTAAGAATACTATTGCTAATATGCCTGCTTCTGAAAAGGAGAAAGTCATATACAAGCTTTCAGATATTATTAAAAGCAATAGTAGTCTTTTCCTAAATAGTGATAATAACTTTGCTGAATTAATTCAATTACAGGCAGTTCTCGATGGTGATTATTCACAATTTGATCGTGTATTAGATAATGTCTCAGGTATTCTTGATGTAGTCGGTCTTGGTCTTGTACGTAAATCAAAGACATTAACATCAATAGCTAAACGTATCCCTGATATTGAAGAATCTAAGATTCTACAAACTGCTATTACTGAATCTACTAAACCAGTAGCTCCTATTAACATCCTTAAAGATACCAATCCTCAGAAAGCTAGGGATGTTTATTCTCTAATTATTAGGAGTGAAGGAGATGAAGTAGCACAAGCTCTTACAGGAACTAATCGAGAAAGTGCTATTATAGATCAGAAGATTCCTCAAGGAGCTAAGAGTGATGGAACTGTTGGTACTAAGATTATTGATCCTGATCGTAATGCACGTGTAATTAATCCTGATCCTGCTGTACTTGCTGTATATAATGATGCAAGTAATATGATTTTCTCTGGTACTGAAATTGCTAGAGCACAAGCTAATATTGTGAATGATCTTCGTAATATCAATGGTATTGTGCTGCATGATAATCTTGTCTCAGTAGCTAGTGATGGTGGCAATAAACTGAAGATTCAAGCTATGCTTGGAACTACTGAGGGTGGATTTAAAAAAGCTAATGAAGCTTTTAATCAGGCTCTCTTTGCTTTCAAAGAGTATGGTGTAGGTGTAGATAATCTTCAATTAATGAAGAAGGTTGATGGTGAGTATGTACCAATTACCTTAGCTGAAACTAAAGGGAAATTTGGTAACTACATGGTGAAGGTAGATGTAAATCATCAGATTAATCCATTTGATATTGGTAAGATGGATGAACTTGATGTTAAGCGTAATTGGCTTGATAAGATTCCTTCATTCATTAGTCAGAAGTCTGGATCAATTTCAAGACATATCCTTGATGCAGCTTCTATGCTACATCCACAGATTACAGCTAATGCTGTAGTAGGTGTTAATAGAGGAACCCTTCTTGATAAAAAGATGGTGGAGCTATTCCATGAATTTGGAGAAAAACATGCTAAGCTTCTCGCTGTTGGAACAGATAAACCTTCTGTTCGGCAGGCTAAAGTTTTTGATTATCTGAAAGAAGCTAATTTTACAAAGACAGAACTTGATGATGCACAACTTATAGGAAAAGGTTTTAATGGAGAAGAAATTGACGCAATACATTCTTGGCGTAAAGCTTGGGATACGCACTTTTGGTTTGAAAATGCTGACGCAGCTAAAACTCTTGATAACCAAGATTTTCACTTATTTGAAACTCAAAGTGAAAAATTTGTTGCTAAAGCTGTCGGAAAAAATAAAAATGTAGGGAAGGTGTATGATCCTGCTTCTCAACAAGTAGTATCATTAACTGAACTTGAATTAGATGATCTTTATAATAAAGGTGGTTCTTATGCAGTCTTTAGGCGTCCATTAAATCTTAATGGTGTGGATGTAGATCATATGATCGTACGGAATACTCCTACTGAGTTTCTGAGAAGGATTAAAGAAACAGATCAGATTCTTAATTACACTCCCGGATATTATCAAGTACATTATAAGGCACCTAAGTTTATTGTGCATACAGTAAGAGATGGTTCTGGCAATGAGCTTTATACTAAAGCAATTGGTGTAGCAGGTGATTCAGCAGAAGCAGAGCATCTCAAGCAGCGTCTTGCTACAGCTAATGGATATGACATTAAAGATGTTAATGTCCGTGCTGATCTTGGAGATATGCGAGTAGATACGGATCATTATTGGGATTTACAGAATGCGAGTGGTCGTACCGCTCAACGTTCTCGTGGTAAGAGGCTTGAAACTTCTACGAATCCAGTTACATCATTTGATACACAATACGTAGTTGATCCAGTAGAATCTGCTATACGTGCTTCACGTAGTTTAAGTTCTCGGGTGGCTATGAGAGATTTCTTAGAGTCTGCGAAGTATCGTGCAATACAACAATATGAAGAATTCTTTCCTAAGAATAGTGTTACTAAGCAACCTATGTGGATTGAGGATGCTGGAAGTCTAGTACCTAAGACTGGTACGTTGTATGACAAGAAACTTGCTGATGCCCGTACTACTGTAGAATATTTAAATTATCTACAAAATGGTTATTCCAATAGTCTGGATGAACACATCAAAGGATTGTTTAATGTATTAGCTACACAAGCTTCAAGAATTGGAATGAGTACAGCAGAACGTGCATTGATTAAAGCTGGTGATGTAGGAGCTACTAATCTTTTGAAGAGTGGTGTATTTACTTCCTATCTCGCTCTTAATCCTCTTCGCCAAGCCATCATACAGGGCCACCAGTCAGTTAGATTGATGGGGTACAACCCTACCTATATGCTTAAAGGTAAATGGGCTAAGGACTTGATTACGTTCTCTGCTTATAAGGGAGGTGTTAAGAACTTCTCTAAAGAGCAACAGAGTGTTATTGACTTCATTGAAAATAGTGGTATGTTGCAAGCAGTGGATAGGCAGAATCTAATCAGGGGAACTCTAACTGATTTAGTAGAAGCTCATAATCCTGTTAAACGTATTATTGGTAAAGCTTTAGCAGTTCCACGTAAATTAGGTTTTGACTTAGGTGAGCAAACTAACCGAGTGAATCACTTGTTGTTTGTACGTGATAAATTTATACAGGAAGGTAAAGACCTATCTAAGAAAGCTATAAGAGATGAGGCTTATGCCTATGCTGAGAATCTGAATTACACAATGAATTTTGCAGGTGATATGCCTTACAATCAGAATTCAATGGGTGTGTTCTTACAGTTTATGCAAGTACCACATAAAGCTATTACATCTATTACTACTAATCGTGTTATACGTACTAGCGATAAGTTACGTTTATTCTTAACAGACTCCCTTCTGTGGGGTGTTCCGGGGGCTACAGTACTTTCAAACCTTGTCGGTAAGGATATGCTACCAGATGATCCTAAAGCTCGTGAGAGCGTTGTATTTGGGCTTGAGAGTACAGCAATTAATAATGCTCTTATGAAGCTTGTAGGTAAGAATCCTCACATTGATTTCTCTGGATTCTCTCCATATAATACTGAAGGATTTGCTCATCTATTTCAAGCTATAGCGACTGGTGGTTATTCTGAATATATCACTAATAGTCCTGCTTTCTCTCTATATTTTAAACAAGGTAGTAAGATGAGAGAAGCTTTTGGAAGGCTTATGCGCTATACTGGATTTATTGATACACAGAAGGGTTTAGAAACTCCTGAAGCATTAGCTGTCTTGAATGGGTTTGCTGAAGCAGGTAGTTCAGGGTGGAGTAATTACCTGAAGGCTAAAGCTATCTATGAGACTGGTATGATTAAGACTTCTAAGGGTAGTGTGTTGATGGAGGATGCTACATATGTTAATGCTGCTGCTCAATTATTTGGATTTAAAGGTCAGAAGGAAGTATTAGATTATGCAGTTATGGGTGCATTTAGGGAAGGGAGTAAGGAGCATAGGGATGCTGTGTTAGAAAGCTATAACACTTACATCAAACTTCTAGCTAAAGAGAAGAAACTCTCTAATGAAGACCCTGAATGGGCCATCACTGTTCTTGGGGCTATGAGGAATATGTGGAAGAAAGACCCATTAGCTCAACAAATAATTGCTTCACAATTAGAACGTGATCTTCCTGATAATGATGCAAGAATGATTAAGGCAGCATTAGAATATTCTAAGATACCAGAAGCTACTAATCCAGCTACAATTAACAACATGAAGATTCTTGATGATGATAAGCGTAATAAAGCTTTACAGATGATGGAAGATTTACAAAGACAAGCTAAAGAATATGGAGAACAACAATAATGGCAGATTTTAATACAAGCCTATCTGCTCCGCAAGGGGCAGGTAGTCAAGTAATCAGTCCAGTACAAGAACGTGAATTAAAGTTTAACAATCCGTTCGCAGAACTTGGAGTAAATCTTACTGAAATCTTTATTAAGAATCGAAAAGAAGCTGAGAAAGATAAGAAGGAAGAAGAGAAGCAAAGAGTATTAGGGGAGTTTATTAATAGGCAAACAGCCCTTAGTGATGCTGAGAAACAAGGAGTTGATCCTGCTCGTGTAGCTGCTCAAGCTAGAGCTAACTACTCAAAGTATGTTTCTAATAATCCTAATCTAATTAAAGAACTTAGTGATGCCAATAAGGATTTATTTGAGAATACAAACTTAGGTGAGTTTAAGGAAGCAGAACAATCTAGGCAGGATGAGATACGACAGCTTCGTAAGGATTATATCACCTCAGGTGGATTCATTCCTGAAGGAGCTTCTCCTCAATTAGAACAGAGCTTGCTAATAGGTTTTCAAACTAATAGACAAAAGACTGCTATGTTTGAACAGCAGCTTAAGATGAATGCTGAACTTAGGGCACAAGAAGGTAGTGATCGTAATCGTATTGATTGGGAGACTAAGCAAGCTAGTGTTAAAGTTCTTACAGAGATTGGTGCTAGTCAGCTTCCTACTAGCCAGCAATTCATTCTTGGTGCTGTAGAGAAAGCTAAGAAGGGAGATGTACAAGGTGCTACTAATGATCTTACTATTCACTTCTCTAATATTGAAGGAGCTTTAGCTGCTGCTTCTAATACTAATCCAGAACTAGCTGGTCATTGGCGTACATTGTTTGAGGGATTGAAACAGACAGGTTTGAAAGCTATTGATGGTAAGACTGAAGCTGATGCTCTTAAACAACAATTAGAAACTGTTCTAACTAAAGGTAAGCTTATTGCTTTACAAGATAAGGGAATGTTAGCATCCACTGTAGCTTCTCAACTTCTTGGTGGTAATCTACCTGAGATATATTGGAATTCTAATCTAGCTGCTAAGAATGCTTTAATCAATCTTGGAGCTACTGAGCAACAAGCTCCTAATGAACCTAATGTAATTGGGGATAAAGAAGCTGAGAAGGTTACATTCTCTATGGTGGAACATAACATGAGACAGTTGGAAAGTGGTAAAGCTGATAATCCAGAAGCTACTATTAAGCAAATGTCCAATGTAGCTAATAAGCTTCTACATCAAGTGGAACAATCAGCATCATCTGGTATTAAACCTGAACAGCTATCATCTACTGCTGAATTCATTGCTTCTCCTACATACGCTCGTATGGTTGAGAAGAAGATGGTTGATCCTCAAGCAGCTAAAGGGGCACATCAAGTGATGCAACTATTGTATGAGAAGAATATCTCTAAGGCAATTACTGATAAGCTTGAAACTCCTACTGTAGCTCAAGTAGATGGCAAGACTGCTCCTATGTCTAACTATATTGACTTCACTTGGAATGGAGCCGGTATTGTTATTAATGCTAAGAGCCTACCTGAAACTGAGAAGACATTAGAGCCATTTCAGATTAATCTTGGTCTTAGGTCTTTGAAGCCTTCTGAGAAATATATCAATCAGCTTATTAGGATTGGTACTCACATGGAAGGGCATACTAATTATGCTAAGTATTGGGAAGAGAATAAACATCGTATCCTTCCTAATTATATGCCTGATGCTGATCTTCTCAAACCGGGACAAGTAGTAGATGGTTATAAATATATCAGTGGTAATACTCGTAACCCATCTAATTGGGAGAAAGTGAAGGTGGATAGTGAGAAATAAATTTCTCCTGTTTCATATTTATAGGAATACTTATGGCTGAACCTTGGAATACAATTTGGAATAAGGTAGAAACCTTTGTAGAAGAGAAAGCCACAGAAATCGTTTCTAAGCTTCCTTGGGAGAAAGCCTATACCAAGGCATCACCTGAGCCAGATAAACTCACTGTAGCCCCTCCTAGACCCCTTCCTGAGGATTCTAAGAAGGTGGGGATTGATATAATCTTTGATAAACTAATTCAAGCAGAGAGCAGAGGAGTGCATGCTGATGAAAAGGGGAAGCTTACCACTTCTCCTGTAGGAGCTGAAGGAATCACTCAGCTTATGCCTAAGACTGCTGCTAATCCGGGATTTGGTATTACCCCTGTTAAGGATAAATCTGAATCTGAATATCGTAGAGTAGGTAAGGAATATCTTACTAAGCTGTATGAGAAATTTGGAGATTGGGAGAAAGCCTTAGCTGCGTACAATGCAGGAATGGGGTCAGTACAAAAGGCTATAGGTAAAGCAGAACGCTTTGGAGGGGATTGGAAAGAACATCTTCCAAGGAAAGAGGAGACTCTCCCATATATTAAGAAGATTATAGGAGATGAAAATGCCTAAGAAGGGAGAATTCAAATCAGGAGCTTCTAAGGATTCTGTAAGACAGCGAAAGTATAACTCAAGCAGTAAACAGAAGAAACGTAGAGCTGAGAGGAATGCTGCTAGACGTATTATGGAGAAGAAGGGGAAGGTTCATAAAGGTGATGGTATGGATGTTGATCATCGCTCACATAACACTAAAGATAAATCTGAGAAGAATCTGTCAGTAATGTCTAAGAGTAAGAATCGTGCTATGAATCAATATGATAAGCGTAAAAGGAAGTAATAAGTATATCTAGTATATTATAATAATCATAATATTAATATACTTATATAATACTAATATACTTAGTATACTAATATAATTTCCCCGGGTGATACCTTTATATATCAGAACTACAGAAGAAATACTACAAAATTGAGAAAATAAATACTATGCCAGTGAATAAATCTATGATGAAAAAGATGAAGAAAGAGTATGGAGCAGCTAAAGGGAAGAGCGTTTATTATGCAGTTGAGATGAAGCAGAAAGCTTCTAAGAAGAAAGGAAAGAAATAATGGCAGCTATACAAGATTTAAAGAATAGACAGCTAGCTTCATTGAATGCTGATGGCACTCCTAAAGTTACTATAAATGCAGGTACAGCAGTAATTGGTCAAACTATTAACACTATTAGTGCTACAGCAGCTTCTGGACCTATCCTATTGACCAGTAGACTTGCTAGTGCAGCAGCCACTACTAATGCTACAGCAGTTAAAGCATCAACAGGTAGGCTCTGTTATATTAGGGGATATAATGCTTCAGCAGCAGACCTTCTGATTAAAGAAGGAATCAATCCGAGTGATATTGAAACAGCTTACAGCTTAGGGAATAATTATGAACGAAGAATCAAGTTCCAAGCAGATGTTCAAGATTACGTTGATA